AACTCTGTAAGTTATAAAACCGTTTTTGGACCTGACTGGTCCGCTAAAACTTGAATTTGCCATAATTAAGTCTCCTTAATAACCCTATCGTCTTTTGGCTTTGTCTGCTAGGTCAGTCGATAGGTAAATAAATAAATCCTAGATAAGTCTCCATTCTATCTCATCTATTCCAAAAAGAAAAGGGAACCGAAGTTCCCTTTTCAATATTCACCTAAATGAACTATGCTCCTGGTGAGCCAAAAATGCCTCTCCAGTCACTCCAACCAAAGCTGTATCGTTCTCTAGCTTTGTATCTTACATTTCCAGTTTCGAAGTCACCTTCCATGTTAGTAGATACGGCTGTTCTAACGAAATGTTTAAGTCCGTTAGGAACGTCAGTTTTGATAAAGAAAGCGTCGGTATCTGTCAGATAATGATTAACGACATAGCCTTCTGAGATCATTCCCATATTTCTAATTGCGTTAATATCATTGTCAGATGTTCCTACACGACCTGGAGTTTCCATAAGTCTATCCGCTACGAATTGCAAGGCAGGTGGAATTATTAATTTCCTTGCCTGTGCATTGACCTTTAAATTTCTTTCATCTTTGAAGTCAGCAATATCAATTAATGCTTGCTCCATAGATGTTTCATTAAGGTCAGCAGCAGTAGATAACTCATTTTTCAAGTCAACATTTGCAACAGTAGGATGGTCTGTAGCACAAAGCTCTTTTCCATCACCGCCAACATAAGATGAACTAAAAGCATTGTTAAGAACGTTAGCCGCTTTAACTTGCTTTGTTTGTTGCATCGAACGTGCTAGTGCTCTTGTGTAACGAGAAGAAAGAGTATCGTAGAGGTTATCTTCGATTGCTTCTTCTGTTAACGCGAACGCTAGTGCGATTGTTTCATGAGTGTAACGAGATGTCCAGGATTCTTGAGCTGTGTCATAAATGACTGCGGCTCCTTCTCCTTTAGTCGGTGCTTCACCAAATCCACTTAACATTACTTCTTCCTCAAAAGCTCTTTCGGAACTTTCGGTGTCGAAGATGTCTTCGTGTTCATTATTATATTTCTCATACTCTAATCCAAAGAGAGCATGGAGTCCAGGAACTAGTTCTTTGACTAGTTGTGCTCTGTTAATCGCCATTGTTTTTCTCCTTTAGATTAAACAGCAAAAGTGTTAGTAGGAAATGTAAAGAGTCCTCTCGCATAAGCAGCTATTGAGTTGCTTGGTTGCGAGGCGAATCCTACACATAACGCTACACCACTTGATGTTGTTGCGGTTGCCCCTTCCTTAGATCTGCCATTAGTGGTACTACCAGCAGTCGTTGAAAGAGTATATTTAGAACCGATGAAACTTACTGCTGGGGTTCCAGCTGTAAATTGAGCTTCATAAACGATACCAGGATCGTTATAAATGAGAGCTTCTGCATCGGCGCTCCCTAGAGTCGCTGTGTCGGCAGTCCAAACTTTAGAAAAAGTTGGAGTTCCGTCAGTCGCGGTATAGTATACCCCGTAAAATACACCTATAGGTGTGCCAGTCGCCGTGCCTTGAATGACATAACCGCTAGATAAATTAACCACATCACCCGAAAAGATTGATGCGTCAGTTGCACTTGCGATTCTCATTTTAGCAGGACGAATAACACCACCGTACATATGATATGCGGGAGTAAAACCATCAGGTTTATCTGTATTAGCCATTATTTTCTCCTTTGTCTATATACATTGTTATTATTAATTACTTTGCATCGGTGTTCTTACTACCGAAGGCGACTTTAGAAGTCCTTTGGATATCACTATCCTTAATAGGCATCCTAGCGTCGCTTTCTCGCATATAGTTTTGATCAACACCTTCCATCGCGGATTTTGCTTGACTTTGAAAGTAAGCATTCCGTTCTTGAGCGGTTTCGACTGGTACTTTAGCGAGAATTAATCCTCCAACCCCAATTACTCCTGTGTTTCGACCACTGTCTATTGTTGGAGCTTCGAAATCAGGATAGTCTTCTGCTCTCACAGGTTCATATCCTTCTCTAATACGTTTAGACATATTAGATTTATCGTCGTTTCCTCTAGTGGCTTCACGAATCCACCTGAATTGATATCCAGGAGGTGGTGTGGGTGCGTCTAACATAGACGGGGGGGTCCAAGGGGTTCTGCGAGTTTGAGAGTCTCGTGTCTCTGCAGATCGTGAGTTACGATCAGTGGTGACTTCTGTTTTATTTTCGTCTGTCATTTTATACTCCTTCGATATGCTTAGCATATTCTTCTATTGGCACGTTCAGTCTTTTAGCTATTGCTACCTGACTTGGCGTTAATTTTATTTTGCGTGATACTTTTCTACCACTAGCCCCTCGGCTAGAAGCAGCAACCTGTTGCACGGGGGCAGATTGTTCATTCGAAAACTTGTGTGGGAAATTTTCAGCCATACGGTTGTCAACCTCAACATAGTAATTATCAGAAGTTGGGTCTACCCCTTCTTCTACTAATTCTTTATGTATTCCAAATGCTGCAAACGTCATAGCTTGGTCATCTCCGAACCATTCATTTCTAGCAGCCCATTTTTCTGCTTTAGGATCAGGTCCCCTATTTTGGGAAGGATGCAATGTTGGTTGATAAGCTTCCACGGGAACTTCCTGTGGTTGAGCTCTTTGTCTAACCTGTTGTTGAGCAGAGAGTCTTCTAAGATTTTCTGCTTCGGCACTTGCACGTGAAAGTATGGTGGTTGCTTCAACAACGGCTTCACTGTCTCCTGAGTCTTGTGCATCTTTTAAAAGTCTTTTTGCTCCTTCTATTTCAGATTGTACCCTATTATCGTACTCTTTGAAAAGGGATGAATCGGAATTCCTTAACTTTTCTTTTAACGAAACGGAAGTTTGATTAACACTTTGAGCATAATTAACCGCTTCGTCTCTCTGTCTTTCTGCTTCTCGCATTTTATACGTTAACTTATCTATACGTTTTTGTACTGCATCAGATACTTCATCTAATTCAGCTTTTACGCTTGTTTGTACTTCTTCAACTACTTCGTCTTTAATTGAATCGTCTACATCTGCTGCGTGTATGTCTACTTCCCCTTCAGGAAGTTCTAGTTCTATCTTCTCTTGTTCTTGTTCTTGCATGAGTCCTCCTCAAGTTTGTTATGATAAAATTGCTTCTGGGTCATCGATTAACGCTAATATCTCATCGTCATTTAAAAGACGCATATCGCCACCTTCTATTTGAAAACGAGCTCCTGCGTATCTACCGAAAATAACCCAATCACCCTTCTTACACCAAGGTCCATCTGGAAACTTATTAGTGTCTCCATAGGCATCTGGTCCCGTCTCTACAACGTACCCAACAACTGTTGATAACCTTTCCTTATCAACTGTTTGTTTAGCTAAATGAATTCCACCTTTAGTCACTGAAGACTGGCTGAAAGGCAATATTAAAATCCGATACCCCGTTGGACGTGGTAACGAATTTGCATGTTCTTCTAAGTTATCGGGAGTGATTGTTTCTGCTTCCACTACGTGAGCGGGAACACCATCACTGCCAAATTCTCTCAGAACTCGATCTGGAACTTCTTTCTTTTCGACTTTATTAGTCATTTGCATCCTCCATATTAGAATGTAGGGATTGAATCTCTTGTTCAGAGAAACTCAATCCTGCTATTTCACCGACTATCCTTTGGTATTGTTCAAAATTCTCAATACTGCCAGAAGCCAACGTTTGCGCAAGAGCTTCTTTTCTCTCACGATATTTACGAAGCAAGTGCTCCGTTGCTAAGATATAATCCATTAATTACTTAATCGAACGATACCAAAGAAGTCCTCTTGTCTGCCCGTAAGCTGCTTTGACTTTAGCCTCTTCTGGCTTGTCTAAACACTCACCTGCTTTAACTGATTCGGTTCTAGTTGAATCCTGCATAGCAGAATCACTAGGAGCCGATCTAGTTGCTTTTTTCGAAGGTGACGGATAATCTCCGTGCCTATTGTCGTAATACTCTCGCATTATTTATCTCCGTTTTGTTTTCTACTTTCCCTAACTGTTTTTACTAGTTCGGTGTAGTTCTTTTCAGCATCAGCTTTTGCTTTTTGCTCAAGTTCTTG